TGACGCACAACTAGGTTCGTTTCTTTCTAGGCCCATAAGAATACAGGAGTACTCTTGGACCCCCGGAGGTACGAGACTCTTTGAATCCTTCAATCCATGGTCTGATTTCTTTAGTAATTCGGACGTGAAAGAGAAGATCAACAGGTTTCGCAACCTCAGGTGCAATTTACGCTTGAAAGTATTGATCAATGGCAATTCCTTCTATTATGGGAGGGCGCTTTTGTCTTACAATCCGTATCTAGTAGACGACCGAGTCACTTTGAATCGGAGTTTCTTTGAGCAGGACATAGTTCAAGCATCGCAAAAACCACACATCATACTCGATCCCACCAATTCGCAGGGTGGGGAGCTTATGCTTCCCTTTATATGGCCTTATAATTATTTGGACATAACCTCACCTGGGTGGTTCGCAGAGATGGGCGATTGCACCATTCATGATTTCGATATCTTGAGACATGCTAACGGTGGGACGGATCCCATTACCGTCTCGATTTTCGCATGGGCAGAAAACCTTACCTTGGCTGTACCCAGTGCAATCCAAGCCCAATCGGGCTCACTTGATTACGCACTAGATAGTCTGGGCTTCCCTAAGCCTAAGCATCAAGGGGCGAATGTCCCAAAGCCGAGAAAGAAGATGTCGAATCAATCTAACGGGGATGAGTTCGTTAAAGATGGACTCATTAGCAAACCAGCATCAGCGTTAGCAAAGGCAGCCGACGCTCTCACTATGATCCCCGTTATCGCCCCATATGCCAAAGCCACCTCCATGGTAGCTACGCGTGTGGGGCAAGTGGCCAGAATATTTGGCTATTCCCGCCCCCAAGTACTTGAAGATACACGTTCTTATGTACCCAGGTATGTTGGGAATATGGCCAATTCCGATGCACCAGAGCCTTTGGTGAAATTATCATTAGATTCAAAAAATGAACTCTCAATTGATACTCGCCTTATGGGCCTCGGAGGCCATGATGAGCTCACGATCAATTCTATAGCTCAACGTCCGTCTTTTTGGCGGCAATTTGATTGGCCCGAAACGGCCACTGCCGATACCCTCCTGACATCGTTCAAAATAATGCCTAGATATGGGAGAGAAGTTGTGGCGTCTCCTGTCAAGGAGATACATCTAACCTCTCTGGCATTCGCTTCAGCGCCTTTTGAGTGCTGGCAAGGGACGATTAAGTTCAGATTCAATGTTATCGCCTCGGAATACCACCGTGGTAGATTGCGCATTGTGTATAGCCCAAACACTTTACCTGTAGGCGCTATTCCTTTCAACCAAACATATTCGACAATTGTTGATATTTCGGAAGATAGGGATTTTGAATACGAGGTGAAATGGGCCAATACTAGGGCATGGGCAAAAAATGACCTTTTTTCTAATGAATTGGCCCTTTACAGCGACAGTGTTCCCGTTCCTTGTGGAACGGACTTTGATAACGGTTCCATAACCGTATATGTCGTAAATGAGCTTGCAACGCCTTCAATCACGCAAGCTGACGTAAAGGTGCAAATATGGGTGAGCGCCGGAGATGATTTTGCCGTCTCAGTGCCTTCACCCCAGTCCCTTAAAGACTATTCCGTCTTTGAACAACAGGCGGCCATAGCACCTCCACCCAGAGGTAGGTACACGTACCAAAGCGCCGTTCCGCCTGAAATGATGGCCACGTCTGAGGACACATCCAATTCACCCACATCGGTATCCGAGGTAGCGTCCTTTGCTCCCGGAGAATACGTTAAAGACGATAATCAATACCTGGTTTACCAAGGTGAGAGGATCGTCTCATTTCGCGAGTTACTGAGAAGATACCAGTACCATTATTCGTGGGGCCCGAGTAGTCTTGGCCGTAGACTGTGGGAAGTGCGTACTCCCAATTTTCCGTTCTATCGAGGATGGGATCAACAGGGAGCTTCACTTGCCGTTGACAGTCAAGCCCAATCGGCCTTTTACACCTTTTGTAACATGACACTACTGAATTACCTTACCCCTGCATTTGTGTGTAGGAGGGGATCAATAAGGTACAAGGCAATTTTGTCCCACGTGGATACCTCGAATTTGAACACCGTTTTTTCTGTTCAACGAGGGTCCGTGGCTTTTAGAGCCAACGCGGAAACTACCACTACCGTTATTGAGGGACCAGCTGATTCCAGCATTCTCGATTCTTCCGTCATTTGGAATGGCGGCCAACACATTACTGCGTTAGGCCACAATCCGGTGTTGGAATTCGAAATACCCTATTACAGTGACGGTCGTAGGTTCGATGCGGGAAGAGACACCAACTATTACTCTGGTGCCAGAGATTGGCATCAGTACTCAGTAGAGCTTCCAACTAGTATGCAGAATACGGAAGCTAGGCTGCGTACCTACGTAGCCATTGGTGAGGATTTCCAGCTCGGGATGTTTGTTGGGGCTCCTGTCTTATATGAATATTCCAATCCGGAACCAGTTTAGAGGTCATGGGTCAGATTTCTAAGCCAGTCAAGCCGTGGTGGGCATTAAACACCGCGAACCGTGGTGGGTTTAAAACACCAAGCGCCGTGATGGGCGTAAAACATCACGTACGAGATCATTTGATCAGAATACCACTCGGCGGTCGAGTGGGGGGCAATTTGTCCTGGATGAGAC